CAGAAAGCATCGCTCGCCAACCTGCTCATCGACCTGCGCAAACTCTACCCACGCGCCACCATCCACGGCCACCGCGACTTCGCCAACAAGGCCTGCCCGTCTTTCGACGCAACTAAAGAATATAGAATGTTTTAGCAGTAGAAGAATGTGTTTTTCATAGTTTAGTTTAGTTTTAGGTTGTTGGGGAGCAGCGGCTCCCCATTTTTTTTGCGTAAACCTTTGCGCGTCTTTTGCCGATAAGAAAAAGCAAAAACATGGCAGAATCTGTTGTAAAATTACGGGTTGACTCCAACGAATACGATGCGAAAATACGTCGTGCTGCTGACGGTGTGCGGGCTTTTGGCGAGCAATGCCAGAAGGCCGGGCAGTCTGTGGATAAGGCTGATAAGGAGACGCTGGAATATGTTCAGGCCATCGGCAGGATGGAGACGGTGAGTAAGAACGCGAAAGGCAAGATAGGCGAGATGACTTCCGCCTTCACCGAACTGTCGGTGCAATACCGCCACCTTACCGACCAGGAAAAGCAATCGCCATTTGGCAAGGCTCTTGCGCAATCGCTCGATCAACTGCGCCAGCGCATCAATGACAGCAAATCTGAACTGAACGATGTCAACCGCTCGCTGCAAGACACCAGCAGCCAGGGCGAGCAGACCGGCGGCATCATGGAGCAACTGGCCAGCAAGTTCACGGTCAACGTCGATGCTATCAAACTATTTAACATCGGACTCCAGGCCGGCAGTGTCGCGTTGGGCGTGGCAAAGGATGCTTTCTTCGCCAGCGAGGCAACCGTGGATGAATGGGGCCGCATAGTGGATAGTAGTCGCAGCCTGTATGAAGGCTTCCTCACCTCCATCAATACCGGCGACATCAGCGGCTTCCTAACTCGCATCAACCAGATAGTAAGTGCAGCCCGTGCCGCTTACGACGAGCTCGACCGACTGGGAACCATGCGCACCATCCAGGCACCTCAGATAAGCGCGCAGCAGACAGAGAACGACCGCATCCGCTTGATGATCCAAACGGGCAGATACATAGCACCCACCGATGGACGCAAGCCCACCCCAGGAATGACCAACGGCCAAGTGCTGACACCCGCACAGATAAAAAGGCTCGAACAGCAACTCACCAACGGCATGAACAACGTCGTGAAACTTGTTGGTAATGAAGTGCAACAAACCAGCAAGGCCATAGAAGCCGTATATCGTCGACAGGGTGCCGAATTGGGCATGAGCGTGAAGGAGTTCAAGAAGGGCACATCGTCGATGGCTGAGTTTGACAAGCGCATGGCCGGCTACGACGCTTACAAGAAATGGGATGCGGAGGCAAAGACGAGATTCGCCCAGCAGGGTGGCCGTGGCTTTGTCGACTTCGACAAGAGCAACCCCTATGCCAAATATCGTCGCTGGGGCACGTTCCGCGTGGACGGCGACCGATACAACGAACTTGTTCAACTCATCCAGCAGCGCGACCAGCAAGCAGCACAGTCATACAACATGCAGGGCCAGGCCTACCGCACCATGAACAGAGCAGAAGGAATCACCCTACGAAACATCATGGGTGGCGGCGGTGGTGGAGGTCGCACAGGAGGTGGAGGCGGCGGCGGCGGCAATACTCCCCCCCCACCACCAGCCGGAAGCATCGCCGAGCAAGAGGCGAAGGTGCAGGCACTCACCAAGGCATGGCGTGAGGCCACCGACGAGGTGGGGCGCGCAGGCTACGCCGGCATGCTGGAGGAAGCCAAGAAGGTGCTCGACCAGATGCAAGGCAAGACCCAAGAGGTCATCCCTGAAGGCTCGTTCAAAGACCTGAAGAATCAGTTGGGCGATTTGCAGAAGCAGCGCGAACTGCTGACCGATCCCATCGAGGTGGCCATTATCGACACCGACATTGAGCGGGTGAAAGACCGCATCGACGAGCTCAACGGGAAACTGAAGGAAGTGGCAAATACGGAGCCCATCTCACTCGAGGACAAGATACGCACCAGCATCTCCGACGACAAGATCAACGCCGACATGCAGGCCCTCACCAACCTGCTACGTGTGAAAATCGAAAACGGCCTCGATGACCTCGACATCAACACCGAAGGCATCCAGCAGGCTATCTTTGGCGAAGGCATCGACATCCCCGATGAGTATTGGGAAGACCTCGCCGAGAAAATCAATGAGAAGCTGAAGGAACTCGGCATCGACCCCATCAAAATCGACGTGAAGACCGGCAACATCACCCAGACCGCCAAAGAGGTGAAAAACGGATGGCAATCTGCCGCTCAGGCCGTGCAAGCCGTGGGCGGTGCCCTTCAGGCCATCGAAGACCCCAGCATCAAGATAGTCGGCATCATCGGCCAGGCCATCGCCAACATCGCTCTCGGCTTCGCGCAGGCCACAGCCAAGGACAGCAGACTCGGCGTCTTCGGGTGGATTGCTGCCATTGCTGGAGGTCTCGCCACGATGATCAGCACCATAGCCGCCATCCACTCCGCAACCGGTTACTCCGAAGGAGGTATGATCAAGGGCACCTCTTATAGCGGCGACAACATCATGGCCAACGGCGGAACCATCGGCCTCAATGCCGGCGAAATCGTGCTCAACCGTGCCCAGCAGGGAAATCTCGCTTCACAGCTGGAAGGTGGAGGAGGTCTGTCGAACCTACACCTCGAGGCGAAAATCAGTGCAGAGAGTCTACGCATCTTGCTCAACTCCAACAGCAGGCGAAGGGGACGGGGTGAATATGTTACAAGCAAATCAAAAGGTTAATAAATATGAGCAGAAATATAAGATGGCGGCTGCAATTCAAGTCGCTGAAAAATGTTGGTTGCCTTGTCAATATCTACGATGAGGATTGGACAAGCAGCGCAGATGAGACCAAGACGGGAGGGGATGTCCCATTCGCCGTTGAGCAAGGTGTCACTCTCCTGACGGGAAATGATGACCCGTTTTATTTTGAAGAGGACGATGACGATGACCTGCTGCGTGTGCTGCGGTACAAGACAGGCTACATCAATGTCGTTGAGTTGACGTATGGCGAGCTCAGTGACCTGATGCCGCTCACCAACACCGAGCACTATGTGGAGTTCTTCTATGGGAGCACCCTTGTGTTCATCGGCTACATGCAGGCACAGAACTTTGAGAACGACTGGGTGGCTGCTCCGAGAGAACTGCACCTGCCCGTAATGTCGCCCCTTGGCCTCGCAGCCGGCAAGACCTTGAATGTCATCAACCCCCCGACGAGGGTGTCGCTTGCCACGCTGCTCCATGAGGTGTGCGTGGACCTCTACCCCAAGGGCACGGGTGTCATCATGCCCGATGTGTCGCCCAGCCTTGAGGGCACTATCAACTCACTTGTGGTGTGCCCTGCCAACAGCAGCTTCTCTCAGAGCATCGCCACGGCGAGCATCCCCTACGACCCCATCACCTATGAGGAGTTTCTCGAGGGGCTCTGCAACTGCTTCGGATGGATGGTGCATGATTCGGTGAACGGACCCGTCTTCACCAAGTTCGACCACGGCGGCAACTACTGCTCCTACACCTTCGCCAACCTCCCCACCATGACACACAAGCAGACGGTGGCTCCTGCTGGCAATGTGAAATTGGCACTTGGCAACTACTCCAGCGTTGCGGACAATGACGGAAAAATCAGCGACATCCTACCCGTGTCGAAAATCAATCTCAACTTCCAAGGCGAGTGGAAGACATCCGCCTCCTTCGACTTTAATGCGCTGAGATACCATTCGGAGAGCCACTACAGCAACAACCATGCTGCTTGGTTCACGCCTGTCGACGGACTGCTCACAGGCTCCCAGCTGAGGATGGCTGGCAATATGTTCAACACCGCCAACGGCTATGTTACCAACTACGGTGCCACTCCTGCCCTGACAGGCCCTGTTAACAACCAGAACTTCTGCATCCTAACCAAGGTGAACACCTCATGGGGCAGCAGCACCGTGATTTTCCAAATTCAGTTCGCCAACAGACCCACCGCTCATGGACTGCGCCTCACCATGACCAAGAAGGTGGGCAACAGGGTGAGCGAGCTGGTGGACATCAACGACAGCACCGCACATCACAACATCGGTGTCAAGGTGCTCGTCGACGGCCAGTACTACAGAGGCGAAGGCGTATGGGGTACATCTGCCAACCCCTATGAGTTGCAATCCTGGGACATCACCAACATTCCCTCCAACGGCCCCATCATCTTGCAGTTCTGCCTGGCTGCCTCCGTGGGCACATCGCCTGTAGAGTTGGTGGCCATCGGTGAAGTGAAGTTGGAAGAAATCACCGAATTGTATGAGGAGTACAAGAAGGTCAATGACCAAGACTACCCCATTGCAGGAGCCAGTGGCAGCGACACCGAGGCTGATGTTTCGGTGCTCTTTTCCTACGCCCGTGAGAACTCCAACATGGTGGGCGACACCGTGCAGCCCCTGCCCACACACTACGACTACCTCAAGACCACGCGGACCCGCATCCAAGTGCCGCTGAAGGCCACTCTGCCGAGCAACTGCTACCAACCCATGTACAGCTATTGGCTGACAGGCTGGAGGTGGCGGCTCATCGCCATGGCCTTCCATCCTCGGGATGATGTCTACTACCTCACCCTGCACAGGAGTGTCAGCCTTGATGATATCGCCGCCCAGCACTCCATCGTGGTGAAGGGCGATGTCAGCCACAACGCACCTGCGACAGTGCGCAACAACGACTACCTGCAGGTGACCATGACGGGCAACATCGACTATGTGGTGGTCATGATGGGCTATGAGGACATCACCGCCGACACCTACAATGATGACGGAGTGGTGAGCATTGAGCATGTAACCGATGATGTGACAATAACCGCAATTACAAGATGATATGATACAACACGGAAAAGACTTGAAAATCACCACGACGAATGGCGGTGTGTTGGTCGCACTCGCTAAGTCGTGTGAGATCAATGTCGACTGCGACGACATAGAGGTCAGCAGCCCGTACGACGGGATGTGGAAAGACTTTATCACTGGGAGGAAAGAGTGGAGTGTTTCGGTTGGATACCTGCTCACCGCAGAAGGGCTTGCGGCTGACATGACAAAAGTGGGCACTGTGGTCAACCTTAAAATGACTGACGGAGAGAATGGAACACCGCTGACAGGCACAGCCATTGTCAAGAAATGGAAGGTGACCGGCAACGTGTCAGACCTGGCGAAAGGTTCCTTCATTTTCAAGGGAAAAGGCCCGCTTACATACCCGGAGGATGGTGTATAAGTAAACCCAATGGCGTTAAATGTCATAAAATAAAAAAGATATACAATGAAATGGCTCACCATTGACTACATAAAGAGTCACTCTCGCATCGACTACTGCTGTGAGGATTCACTGCTTGAACTCTACGGTAACAGCGCAGAGCAAACATTGCTCAATGTACTTAGACGCTCATACGACGATGTGGTTGAGGAATTCGGCGACGAAGAAAACCCCATCCCAGCACCGCTGATGCATGCGTCACTGATGCTGGTGGAATTGTCTTACCAGTTCCGCTCGCCAATTTCCAAGACAAATCTCTACCTTGTTCCTTACACATTTGAAAGTTTGATTAAACCGTATATGAAGCTGTTGGACTGATGGCTGACCGAACTTTTTAGAAATATTTATGATGGATAAAAATATCATTCAGCAGGGCACTATAGCAAAGTGGAGGGTCTGCATCAACCGTGCTGACTTCGACATGGCAGAGGACGACTTCTCCGTAACCCTGTCCTGCGGCATCTACCCACACAAGGAGGTAGTGATAGACAAGAGCGACATGGAGGTGGACGGTGATGCCTACATGCTCACCTTCGACAGTCAGTCGGTGCTGGGGAAAATAAATGCCACCTGCACATTCAATGTGCCGGCCAATGGCGGCAGCACACGCAAGATAGTTGACCGGCAGGTCATCGGCATCGTGACCATCTGCACCTGCCCCAAGTACCAAGCATGCTGCACCTGCGAGTCATCGGATGTGACCTATGAGCTTGTAGTGGCTGAGGGCCACACCATCCTCTACGGCAGCGGTCTTCAGTACACAGATGCCACTCAGACCAAAGTGGCTCAGAAGGTGGAGGGAGACTATGATGTCGAGGTCAAGGCAGACGAGGACAAGATTTTCTTTGTCATCCCATCATCTATGATAATTACATCGGCTACGATGTCAAACTTCGATTTTCCTCTGCTGGCTCCTGTGGCCGTCACGGTGGGAGGAAATAGCTACATATACTACGAATCGGCCAACACCTACGATGCTGGCACTTACACAATTCAACTCAAGTAATTATGGCAAAAATCAACATTCCTGGCCGTCTCCATTCTGTTGAGACAGGCAATATAGTGACGGGTGCCGATGAGGTGCTCGACGATAACATGGGACTCAAGCAGAGTACCGTCAACCAGCAGGTGGACAAGGCTGTCAGCCAGCTGGAGAGCAGCACATCTGCCATGGCTGATAGAATTGAGCAGGTGGCGCACATGAAAGACAAGAGCGTGGGACTTTTCTCGACCATCGCATCGCTGCAAGCAACTCACCCCACGCCTGAAGTGGGCGACTGGGCACTGGTTGGCGACTCGACACCTTTTGCCATTTACAAGTGTACCATCGCAGGCACATGGAGCGACACGGGAGGTACTTATGACGGAGGGACTATCGACCTTTCCGACTATGTAAAGAAGGAGGAGTTTGCCACAGTAATTGACGGAGGCGAGATAGAGAGTAGCACTGATTATTCTATTGCTGGGTACATTAAACTATCTGATGGCTCAATCGTAACGGGCAACACTTGGATTCACTCCGATTTGATTCCTCTTGCGCAGTTCGTTCAGACAATGACCTTTAAGAACCATGCATCCGTAGCCATTGCAGCATACTATGACGGCAATGGTAGTTACATAAGCGGACAAAATGGATTCAATGGATCAGCAGCCAACACAACAATCACTAAAGCAATGCTCACGATTCCGAGCAATGCGGTATATGTGGCATTTTCGACTGATGGCTCTTTATACACTCTTACTGTTGATACGGTTGAGGAGGTTGGCGGCATTGCGCAAGAAATTGCAAACCTTGATGAGCGAGTTGCAGCATTGGAGGACGGTAGCGAGATTGTCAATGACTTGACAACGGGAGGAACTGACAAAGCATTGTCGGCAGAGCAAGGCAAGGTAATCGGCGAAATTCTTAACGGAGCAAGTGCTGGCGAGGTTACGGAGACATTCAGCCTTCCTGGCTACATACGAAATTCCGATGGTGTCATAGTTAGCGGAACTTGGGTACATTCGGACTTAATCCCTTGGGATGGATTCGTCAAGGCAACGAGGCTTGCATGGAATGGTAGTGTCGCAAGTGTCGCATTCTACAATTCATCACGGGTGTATATCGGCGGAATCAATAGCGGTACGGGTATTCCCGACCCGACTTTGAAAAGCAGCATAACCGCTCCTGATGGCACGGCCTATGTGGCATTCTCAACTGACGGCTCACGTTACACGTTGGCCGTTACTTACATCCGCTCTTCGGATGGCTTGGTGAGCAGAGTGCAAGCACTTGAGCAAGCAAATAACAATGCGGTCAAGTTTACTCCGCAGACCCTCACGGAATCGCAAAAGCAGCAAGCGAGGGAAAATATCGGCGTCACGGGAGGACAAACGGAGGATGTCAAGAGCAATAAATTTGTCCATTTCTCGCTTGACGATTGCACATTTTGGGCAGATTTGATTACCAATGAAAGCAATTACTCTTCTTGCTTTCAAAATCCCGTCTTGGCGAGGTTAAAGACATTCCATGACACCTATGGCCATTGCTATACGTTGAATTGCTTCATCGTTCTTGATAGCGCATCAATAGCCAACGTGCCGAGCAAGTGGGCATCCGAATTCGCTGCAAATAAGGATTGGCTGAGATTTGCATTTCACGGGACGAGTGCTTCCGAAACTTTTGTCAATACCGATGCATCGGTATTAAAAGGTTATTACGACACATTTGTTGCTGCAATATTCCAAATGACGGGAACTTATGACTGCATTGATAGAATTACAAGGCTATCATCGTATTCGGGCAACTCTGCGAATATTGCAGCCATTAGAGACACCGATTGCGGAATTGTTGGATTGCTGACCAATGATAGGGATGTGTCACTATCTGCCGGAAACTCCTATTATCTGTCGGCTGCACAAAACGCATATATACACAACCATGACAAAATGCTTGATGCGACAAATTTCCTTTGGTTCATCCGAACCGTTCGGAGGCTTGAAAACGCAACCATTGCGCCATCGGTTTTGAACACCGCAATCTATGCGAATTTCCGCCCAATAGTTGAAATCTTTTGGCATGAGACAAGCGGATGGGCTACTAATTACGCATTCAATACATGGCTTAAAGATTGGTTTGATTGGCTGCAAGCCAATGATTATGTAAACAAATTTACATCTGATTTGTTATTGGTATGAAAAAATTAGAAATCACAATCAGTAAAGACGGCATCAAGGTCATCGGTGATGGGCAAGAACTCATCACCCCGAAGGCCATTTCCATCAGTATGGATGGAGAGGAAGAGCCCGAACCAACTCCCGAACCACAACCGAAGAGTGTGACCTACACCTTCGGCGAGTGGAATCCCCAAGTCACCCACACAAGGCTGACCGAGCCGAAGACCCCGTGGGCAGTCTTACATTGCCTAAGCGAGAACCAGCGGAG